GAAAGGGCATCGATCAAGCCGCTCAGGCTGTGATTCGATAACTCGTAGCGATAGAGGGTCTCGCCCTCGAACTGGCCGGGCTCTCGGATGGCAGTCATCAGCTGCTCCAGACTGAGAAATCGGCCGGCGCCACCACCGGCATCGTCCCGCGCAAGTGCCTCCGCTCGCCGTCGCGCATCGCCTGAGTGATGTTGGGCGCCAAGTGCATCCCGGCGAGGCGCATGCCCATTACTCCACAACGGAAGGCGTCCGCGCCATGACTGTTGCTATCATGCAACGGATCGGTGAACCGCAGCAACTGCTGGCTCCATTTCTTCGTGTACATCCGCAGGCGCTTCAGCCCGACCGCGCATTTCGTGGCATCGAACCAGCACCGGGGCAGGATGCGGCGCACCGCGTCGATACCGTGCATCACGTCGCTGGCCGGGACCACCGTCATGCGCCAGCCGAGCTCCCGCGCCGCCTGCTCCGGCGTCGTGCCCAGGGTGTACTCGTGGCTACCAAAATCGTGCGGCACCAGCTGGCCGCGTGGCTCGAACATCCAACCCAGCGCCTTTCGGTCGTTCAGCTGGCCGAGGTAGTAGGAGAGCGGTTTTCCCTCATCCTCAAGATAATCGATGCAGCGCAATTCCCCTCCGCGGTGGTGCTGGACGAACCAGATGGCATTGAGGTCGGACCAGCCGATGTCCCACCATGTATATACAGGAAGCGCAGGGTCCCATTGCACGCTCGTAATGCGACCTTGGGACTCAGCCATATCCAACATGCGTCCGTAGTACGAGCCGGAGTTGGGGCTGGTGAAGTCACAGTAGAACTCCTGCCGTGCGAACTCCTCATCGATATCTCCGCTTTCGACCTGACGTTTCACCGCCTGGGCCAGCGTGATTACATCACCCTTAGCCGTCGTTACATCAATTCCCGTCTGATCGCACGCCAGCTTGGACACGAACCACTCGCTTGGGTTCCGCAGCCCGGTCTCGTACAGCTCGAGCCCATGGTTCGGGCCGCGCGGAGTGTAGGGGAAGATCGCCGTCCCGCCGTTGCGGAGAAGAATCGGCTGCAGAAGCTGCCAGGCCCGAGGCGCATGCGGACTCAGGGCGTATTCCGACATAACCACGAGACGCGGACCTGCGCCGATGTATCGATCAATAGTATCGAACCCCCCGAGCTGCAGAACAGAGCCATTGACAAGCCGCAGGAACCCCTCTTGCGTATTCGGCGGACCCGCGCGGAGTATCTCGGGAAATGCCTGGTCAATATAGGTCTGTCCCTTGTCATTGAGTTCCCTCATGATGATGCGTTTTGCCTGCCCGAACTCCGGCAGCATGTAGAGCACGGACACCGGTTCTCTGTGGCTCATCTCTCGAGCGACCCAATTCAGGGCCGTGGTATCTTTCCCGGCTTTCCTGTGCCACAGCAGGATAGCCCGGCGACATCCTTGCTGCAACGCAGCGAGCGCCGGCAGCTGGTACGGCCTAGGCGTCCAGTCGTGCGGCATGTGGAGCGCAGTCATGCGGGATACGCATTATCAAGGGTAGACTCTGCTTCTGCGAGGCTTTCTCGCAGTCGCTCGATCTCGTCGGCGGCCTCTCGGCACAGCATCTCATACGTCTCTGGATCATCGCTCGGATGTCGGACGGCCCAGCGCAAGCGGTCGACTATGTCCTCGTGCGGAATTTGGAGCGAGGTCATGGCGGCAGCATCGCCATGAGCAGCTCGTCGCACTCGCCAGCATCTGCCCGAGACACGTAGGGCAAGTCACCGTATCCGTCCACCGAATAGCCGATAAGCTGCGCGAACTGACACCGGTCCTCGTCCGAGAAGCCCATGCTCGCGAGATGGTTCATATCCACTCGCCCCGCGTCAAGAAGATACTCGACGATGGCGTTTCGCTTGAACCGAACGACGCCATCCCTCTCGATGACCATCGGCTGACGGGGATGCTGCGAACTAATCATGCGGCCCCCGGCTTCGGGATAACCCGTGGTTGACGCATCGCGGCCCGCATGCGGCCGACGCGGGCCATCGTGTCAACGTGCGCCTGGCGCTGCTGGTCGGTCAGCTCCTCGACCTTGGTAAAGGCCAGTCGCCGGCCAGCCCTGCGAAACTCCCGCCCCATCCGCGCCGCCAATTGCTCGGCAGCCCAGCGGGCCTGTTCCGCGGGCCGCACGATTTCATAGCCTAGACCGGGCCTGGATTGAAGCGCCAACAACTGCTCTTCCAGCAACCACCGCTCGAAGTGCTTGAACAGGTTTAGAAACCGCAACTGTGCCTTCTGGTATTCCGCCACGGACGACGCAGTGTCGGGCGCCGCCATGCCGAATGCTTCGTGTAGCCATTCGAACTCCAGCAAGTCACCCGGCCCCTTGCCGCCGTCCATGAACTTGTCTGCCGCCTGCTTCCACTCGGGATATGGGCCGAGGCCCTCGTCATCGTCGGTCATTGATAGTCCTTTGCTGTGCTCTGCTCCGCTAGGCGACGCTTTGCTTTGCGGTGCTATGATGTCGGTAGTCCTTAGCTTTGCTAAGCTCAGCGATGCTTCGCTCAGCTGCGCTCATCTGCGCTGCGCTGTGCTCTAAACCACTGCCACACCGTACCGTCCGAACCGCTGCCGGAAGGTGCCGATGCCCACCAGGCGGCCGGCGACCTCGGCGGCGGCGATCAGCGCGGCACGGCTAATCACGTCGTCCTCGAACGTGAACTTTGCCACCAGCGACCACTCCCGAAAGAATGGCCGGGTGACCATGATCCGGGCCTTCTGCGGCGAGGCGTCCCGGATATCGACGAACCGCTTGTCGGCATAGAGCCCCTCGGGATCGCGCGGCCCCTTGTACTCCAGGGACACCATGTCGTCCTCGTTGAACACACCACGCTCGACGTCCTTGCCCGCCCGGCTGATGCGAGCTCCATCCATAATCGAGCGCCAGACGCTGACACCAGGCAGGTACGGACCTAGCTTCTCATCCCAGTAGAGCGCGGCCATGAACTTGGTTTTTATCAGCTCATTCTCCTCGCTCTCGGTCCTCTTTCGCTTGTTGGTCAACGCCTTCATGGCTTTCGTGTAGGGGTTGAATGGATTCACCGTCTGAGGATTGTTCATCATCAAGGGCGAAATGCCCGTGAGACGTAGTGCGATCGACTCTGACATTGGTAGTCCTTTGCTGTGCTGTGCTGTGCTATGCTCGGCGAGGCTACGCTTTGCTCGGCTCAGCTTTGTGAAAACTATTCCGGCCCGATCATCTTCACCTCTTCCGCCTCGCCTTCGATCGTCGGAGCGTAGTTCGCCAGCACCACGTTGAGGGTGCCCTTGATCTCCAGCTCGCTCGCCTCCTTCCAGCGCCCGCGCGTCTTGAGCCAGAAGATCGCCGAGGTGGTCGAGCCAGGATGGTTGTCGTCGATCGCTCGACGGTATAACGATCCCGCCACAGCTACTATCGCCTTATCAACGGCGGTATCAAGCTCATTTTTATAGTACTTGACGAGCGTGTCGTCGCTGATTTCAAGCACTCGCGCGATGCCCTCATGCGTAATACCGCAACGCTTCATCCCCTCTACTGCGCCGCGCGACCCTTCGGTCGGGATATGATCAACGCCGCTCGTCACTTTCTAACTCCGGTTTTATCTCGCCCATCTCTACTCGCTCGGCATAGTCACGCTCGGCGCGAGCTTTTAGTTCCATCAACGAACCCTGCTCTACTTCCATAGGCCAGGGCGGCGCATCTTTGCGGTACAAAGCGAGGCGACCGGTGTGACGCCGCTCGATCTTATAGTCTCGCCACGTCAACACTCCGGGCTCCGGGTTGCGCCACTCGTCCATGCCCTCAAGGCGACTGATTCCGGTCTCCAATCTCTCGCGAATGCTCATGCTAACGCCACCACCTCCATACCAATCGTCATAGCGCCGCTCCACGTATCCTGCCGCTATCTGCCCGGCGAGCTTGCTCACGCCGCCACCTCCGCGCGAACATATCGCCCGGTCGCATCGCGTATCAGCGGCTCCCTGGCAAGCCTCATCTGCGCGCCTACGCAGGGTCCCTCGGGGGTCTCCTTGATACCATATCGCTCGAGCTGCCCGGCGACATATCGGTGGTCGAGCCCGATTGCCCTGGCGATGCCGCGCACCGACGGGCCGTGCCGGACGAACGCGTCGAGCCACTCTTGCTCGCCGCGTATCCTGGCATGGCGTGGTCTCAGCTCGATGCCGTAGGCCGCAGCGGCACGTCGCACGGTTTTTGCGGTGCAGCGCAGCATTTTTGCCGCCGCCTCGGTGGTCAGGCCGGCTCCTAGGGTCGAGCGTAGGTCGGAGGGAGTGAGCATTTTCACCTTTGATCTCGGCTTAGGTGTGTCGCGCTTAAGACACCCGCATGACCTGGTTGTGCCATAGATTAGGTCGCATCCGCGAGGTATCACGGTTTGTCCGCAGTCGCACTTACATACCCATCGCCATCTACCATCAAGACGATATGGCTCGATGACCATCAGCCTACCGAAACGTTTGCCGCCGAGCTCACTTCGCACGTCG